TTAATTTGTCGAGTATTTGTCGACAACAATTTTACACATCTCTTTATAATACCACTCCGGCTTTCGGTCCGTATAGATCCGTTCCGTTATGTCCGTAATGGAGTGCCCGATTATATATTTCAAGGCATACTCATCTACATTGGATTCTTTCGCAACAGTGGCGAATGTATCCCTTGTGTCATGCGGACGGTGTCCGGGGTTGAGGTCCAGATCCTTAATAATTTTATGGAACCGGGTTGTATAGATTGCATATGTGATTGGTCGCATCTTTCCCCGAGACTCCACATTAATTAGCCGGTCACTGCCAAGTTCCTGCGCTTTCTGATAGCGGGCCAGAATCAGAGGTTTGATCTCCGGGTGAATCGGAACATATCGGTCTATACCGGCATCTGTTTTACTTCCGCCCTTCATACGGTTATTGTTAAGGTCTATGTCCTCTAAGGCAAGCTCACACAATTCGTTGGGCCGCCAACCGGAATAACAGGCGATTAGGAGCAGATCTACATTTTCTATATCCCGGTTTTCCCACAGTGTCACACGTTCGGTGGCAGAAAAAGAGAAGTGCGGGTTTTCTGCTTTCGCCGCATCTTTCACAGTTGGCTTGGACAGATTACACTCCCTGGCACAATTCCTGTCTACGATCTCCATTTCTTTTGCATAGTCTAGCATCATAGAAAGCGTAGATTTCATGTTTATCTTTGTTTTTGCAGATGCCTCTTTGAGCTTTCCCTTGTTTTTTCCTCTTGTCTCTATTGCCATTCCATTTTCGATACAATTCTTTATGTCCACGATACGGAGAGATTGCACAGACTTCTTATAGATGGACCGGCAGTAAGAAAATGCACTCTTTGCACACCGTGCGGTTACGGCAGCCACCTCTTGTTCATACTCCGCAAACCAGAGCCGATACAGCGTTTCTACGGGCATATCCTTAGATAAGTCCACCTTGCCCTTGTTGTACCGTATAAGAGCCTCCATAGCGTCCTCATAGGTCTTAAAGTACGCCTGTGGCTTTAATGGCCTAAGAATCGGCCTATTGTATCTGTCTTTTCCACAATTTGCCCTGACGTAAAAAGGGTTCTTCAGATCCGTATGCTTTATTTCTGTTATACTGCCAAAACCGTTTGGCAACTTACGTCTGCGGTTCGGTTTCGGTTTTTTTCGTGGTGTTTTCTTTATCGGGTATCCGCAGTGCGGGCAAGTCTCCGCCCGATCCGACACTTTCCCGGCACACTCCGGGCATGTTATCAATGCCATGTGTATCATTCTCCTTCCGTAAAAATGAGTACAAAAATAACAGCTATCAATGAACGCATGTTCTCCTTGTGAAAGCTGCCCGAAGATGATACAATAATTGTGATGTTTGCGTATCTCTTCGGAGTTATGTAGTTGCCGTCCGGTTGCCGCCGGGCGGTTTTTGTATTTATTTGTATGCTTTCTTCACACCATACCTTGCTTGTTTGCTTGTAAATCCCTCATATTCAAGTTGTTCAATTAATCCTGATCTGGAAAATGATTGACTTCTCAAATATTGCGCAGCCTTTTTAGCGGCCTGTTCTTTCCAATTCGCACCACAATTATTAACTGCATATTTGGCTTCACTTTTTGTAAATCCCTCATATTCAAGTTGTTCAATTAATCCTGATTTTGAAAATGCCATGGTGTCAAGATAGTTAAAAGCCTTGCTTAGAGCATTTTCTTCTCCTGTAGTCGGTGTGTAAGCTTCGGTAGTTGCCACCATAGTAGCTTCCGTGTTAGATTCTGTGTTTGCTTTTGTAGTAGATTTGACATCTTCGTTTATATCAATTGAATTTATTATTCTATCAAATGTATCTTTATAGTCTCCCTTGTTCAAGGTCAATATGCCAACATATCCCCATCCGTTCATACAATTAAATACAACGTTGTCTATATAATATATTTGATTTTCTACTTTTAATCTATGACTATATCTTTTTGCGTCCAGACCATCAACTTTAATAGTGCTGATGCTGATTTCCCCGGCATAATCCTCACCAGATTTTACCCCTTCAATCCATGTGTCAAATGAATATTCGTCAGATACTAAACCACCTGCATCATAAACGCACATGACATTTAACATACCATCGCTGTGAACATCTTCATTTTTATAATGAAAAAAATTTTCTTTATTAGAATCATCAAACGTCCAATCTGCAGGGGCCTTATATGTAAAATCGTCAGCAAAAGAATATGTTTTATAATTTTTGTAGTCATCCTTTGTTTTTCCTTTTTCCTTATGTGAACATCCACCGATAATAAAAATAACAGAAATAAGAGAAATAACTCCCCACATTATTTTTTTCATTGTGTCTCCTCCTTATTGTGAAAGTTATAAGCTACATCCCTCTAAATATTAAGTGCATTTAAGTTTAAAATTTTGCGCGTAATTCTTTTACAACCCCAATGATTTTTACAGGCTTGTCCATTATTTCTTTGTTTGAAAAATACATAGGTTCATATGCAGGATTTGTTGAGATAAGAACAATACCATCATGATACTTCTTTAATTTTTTACAAGTAGCCTCATCACCGTTCACGATGGCAATCACTATATCATCTGTTTCTGCATCGTCTTGCTGTCTAACAATCACAATATCACCTTCGCTGAACTTTGGCTCCATACTATTTCCATGAATTTGAAGCCCAAAAAATGTTCCCGTTTTTGCCATGTCTTCTGTTATTTCTTCTGTATCAATAATTTCTTCTACCGCATCTATGGGTATTCCTGCGGCAACACGTCCTAAGACGTTTATTTCCACAGCGTTATGTTTGCGGTTTCCGGATCTTTGTTCAACCAAGTCGGATTTTTCAATACCAAAGTAATTTGCCATTAATTCTATTTTATCAATCCTTGGATATGTATTTCCTTTTACCCAGTCGGTAAAAGTTGTATATTTTACACCCAGCGCCTCACACATTTCATTTCTCGTTTTTCCGTTTAAATTCATATAGTATTTTATATTATTCGCCATTATATCTTTATTTCCTAGTCCACCCATATTCGTCTCCTTTCTTTCAATATTAATATATTTCTATTATAAGTTTTTACCGTAAAAAAATCAATAAAATTTTAAAAAAATACGATAAAAACGTTGACATTACGTTTAAATCGTAGTATAGTTTAACTAAACAGAAAGGAGGGATAAGATTGGAGTCAAGAATGACATTAAAAAATGCGCGAGAATTGAGAGGGCTAAAACAGTATCAAGCGGCTAAAATGCTGGGAATATCTGTTGATACATTAAGTAACTACGAAAGAGGAAAGTCATATCCAGACATACCTGTGCTAAGAAAAATTGAAAAGTTGTATGGTATTAAATATGCACAGATTATTTTTTTACCTTTAGATTACGATAAAACCGTAAATACATTGTAAATCAGGTGGTGAAATATGAAAGAATTAATGATTTTTGAAGGAGGTTTAAATGAAAGAATTACAAATCTTTGAAAATGCTGAGTTCGGGCAGATACGAACGGTAACTATTAATGATGAACCTTGGTTTGTAGGTAAGGATGTGGCAGAAGCCCTGGGTTATGCTAAACCGACAGATGCAGTACGAAAACGAGTAGATGAAGAAGATAGAGGTATCTCCAAAATGGAGACCCCTTCGGGAACGCAAGACATGACAGTTATAAATGAATCTGGTATGTACTCATTGATACTTGGTAGTAAATTGCCATCAGCTAAAAAGTTCAAGCATTGGGTGACAAGTGAAGTTCTCCCGTCTCTACGCAAAACAGGTTCTTACGAGATGCCCCATAAACAAAACACAGATGAACGATTAAAAGTTATGAAGATGAACGCCCAGACAAGAATGGCGCAGACCTTTTTGAAACTTGCAAATGTGGAGACTTTATCGTCTACATATAAGAATGTTCTGGTATCAAAAGCAAGTGAGGTACTGGCAGGAGAACAGGTCATCCCATTACCTGCGATTGAACAAAGGAAAGCATATTCAGCCAGAGAACTTGGCGAAATGTTTGGAGTATCGGCAAATAAAATTGGACGAATTGCAAATCAGAATAATTTGAAACAACCGGAGTACGGAGAGTACCGGAGGGATAAAAGTAAATTTTCAAGTCACGAATGCGACACATGGGTATATTTTGATTCAGCAATTCCGGTGTTTTCAAATATTTTAAAGATTTAGGAGGTGAATAGGAGAGATGTCCATTAAAAGAAACTCGTTTGAGATAAAAGAAGAAGGTCTTTTTTTAGACGGAAACAAGCTGGAAAGTGTAATCGGCTATACGCTTTCTCAAAACGCAGGAGAGCGTACAGCCGAATTACAGATCACTATGGATGTAGAAATACTTAAAGATATCAAATCAAAGCACAATGAAAAAAAGGATAAGAGGAAAGGGTAAGGACATAGATAATGAGAATTTTTTCTTTTGTTGCATTGTGGATGATTGGATTTAATTGTATTTTGATTATGAAAAAAATAGAACCCAATAATAAAATTTATCCCATATGGGTTCTATTCGTTTTAATAGCTTTTACATTAATTAATCTTTTCCGGTAATAGAGTAAACAACTCGCGGTTAAATGATTTCGATATTTCCGTGAATAGTGCGTTGTATGATTCCCTATCATGGGAAAATGAATCCATTTTATTCTGAAATTCTAAAAGAAGTGGATATGTAATTTCATCACAAAGAATCATGGATTCGTGTAAAGACGCATTAATTTTTGTATAAGTACGACCAGAATCGCTATACATGCTATATTGTCCAGCAACATCAATAAATTTTTTGTAAGAGGTTAGCTTGTCATTATATAACGTAGAAATTTGATTGTTTATTATGTCTGATTGTAATTCCAATTTTCGCATTTTGTAATGATGTTTATTGTTCATCAAGGATACTGCGATCGGAGACAAAAAAGAACTTACGGCAATAACAGCAGTGATTGTCCAAGTGATATCAAAATTCATATGTTTTTCTCCTTTCTTATGTACTCGGTGCTGCAACACCTGTACTTAAATTATAAGGAGAAAAGGAAATATTTACAAGAGAAATGAGGTGATATACGTGAGCAATAAACAGGCGTTAAGGCTACTTACGTCTTATGTAAACATGCCGAAATTCCCGGCCTGTGATGTTCCGGTAGAGTTTGTTGCAAAGGTGATGAAAAAGGACGCTACGTTCATTCGAGCCGGGATCGAACAGGGATGGTTGCCTATCGGGTTTTCGCAGAAGTCGGAGAAACGGACAAATTACTATATAAGTCCAAAGCTTTTATGGGAAGTGACAGGAATCTTATATCAACCGGAAAAGGAGGGATGCGATGGATAGAGCATACGGAAACATCATCTTGCTTTTAGGCTGCGCGTTTGCCTTGGCAGGAGAAAAATGGCTTGCCGTTTCTTTTTGGGCGGCAGGAGTAGCATGGAAGAAAGGAATATAGAAGGAGGAAGAAAGATGAAATATAAAGTCGGGGATAAGTTAAAAGTCAGGGAAGATTTTGTAGGGCCAACAAGAGAGTTTAGTCGCTATCAAGGGGAAATTGTTACAGTTAAATGTGTAGGCCAAGAGATAGATCGGCAATGGTACAGAATAGAAGAAGACGGAGGACGCCACCACTGGCCAGAAATAGCCTTCGAACAATTACCCACGAAAGCCCTAATTCAAACGGGAAGTATTGTGGAGTGTAAAAATGGGAAGAAATACATCTTCCTTAACGGCCGCTTTATGAACGAAAACGGAGAAACATTCATGTCCATAGACTGGATGAATGAGTTCGATGATAGCCTTACCACTGCGCGTTTACAACCCATTCATGAAATTGAAAAGATTTATGCGTCTTCTGCATTGGTGTTAAACGAACTTTTTGAACAAGATTGTCTCTCTGTTATATGGGAGCGCAAAAAGGAAAGAGAAATGACGTTCGAAGAAATAGAAAAAGCTCTTGGGCATCCGGTCAAGATCGTAAAGGGAGAATAACATGCAAAAACTAAAAATGCCCCTTCGGAGCTGCAACTCCAACGGGGGCAAGAACAAATTAAAAATATATTTATACAGTGCTATTTTAGCACAGAATGGAGGATTTAACAATGGCAGAACTTACAGTACAGGTAAAACAGAAGGTTGGGAATATCCAATTTAATTACGAAGAAATAAAAGAAACTCTAGCGGCACAAATGGATCTTTATAAGGATGCGCAGTTTTCCGAAGACACAAAGAAAGATGCTAAAAAAGAAGTTGCGGCACTCCGAAAAATGAAAAAGGCCATCGAAGAGAAACGAAAAGAAGTAAAAAAACAGTGCCTCGTTCCTTATGCAGACTTTGAAGCAAAGTGCAAGGAGTTGCAGGGACTGATTGACCAACCGATCAACTTAATCTCTGGTCAGATCACGGCATTTGAAGAAAAGAGAATACAGCAAAAAAAAGAAAAGATCAACGGAATTTTTAAGGAAGTCTTTGAAGGGGCAGACATCTCTATTGACAGGATATACAATCCAAAATGGGAAAACAGTACCTACACTCTTTCTAAGATACAAAAGGAACTAGAGGATGAGGCCGTAAAGATTTCTACAGAACTAAAGACTTTACAATCCTTAAGGACGGATTGTAAAGATGATGCTACGGGCATTTACCTTAGAACCCTTGACCTTACGGAGGCTATTGCCTATGTGAACGAATATGAGGAGACAAAGCAGAAGGTACTAGAGAAAGAGAAAGAAAAGCAAGCGAGTATTCCGGAACCAGAGCCTGTGCAAGCGTTTACTCCGCAACCGGCGCCAAGAGAGGTAATCGAAAAAGCGGCAACAAGCGAAGAAGTTCCGTTTGTACAACCTAATACAAAAAAAGTTGTTTATACAGTTGTTGGAACTGCGGAAGAACTGGAGCAGATCGAAACGTACATGAACAGCGTCGGAATTTTTTTTGATCGAACGGAGGTGTAGAAATGGCAGAAGAAATAAATGGTGTCCACACAAAATTGCTTGTAGTGCAGTCGGATCTTAAAGCACCAAAGAATCAATTTAATAAATTTGGAAACTACCATTATCGAAACTGTGAAGACATTCTTGAGGCAGTAAAACCTTTGCTACAGTCCGTTGGCGCAAACTTGCGCCTAAAAGACGATGTAATACAGATTGGAGATCGCTATTACATAAAGGCAACCGCAGTCTTTACGGATATAGAAACGGGAGAAACAATAGAGAACACAGCACTGGCAAGAGAATCCATTCAAAAAAAAGGAATGGACGAAAGCCAGATCACCGGTGCGGCGAGCTCGTATGCTAGAAAGTATGCGCTGAATGGATTGTTCTGTATCGACGATGTAAAGGACGCAGATCACGATAGAGGGGAGGAGAGCAGCAGAGGGCATAGGCCCCCGGCGGGTCCGCAAAGAGTAAGCGATGACATGATAAACACGGTTTCTGCCGAACTAAAAAGAACAAATATAGCAGAAGGTATTATTTTAGAAACATATAAAATTAAAAGAATGCGAGATATGACCATCGAGCAATTCAAGAACTTCATGGGACGCATGAAAAAAACACCGGATTATGTCCCTGTTGAGGAAGAGATACCAGATCCGGAGGGATAAACTATGGAGTGTACGGGAAAACTTGGTGGCTTGGGCATAGATTATGTGTCCGGCCGCCAGAAACTTGAAATTGAATTAAATGAGGATGTAAGGCAAGAATACGACCGGTTGAAGGACAAAGAGAAACTGTCTGTGAAGATTGTACAGTACAGGGCAAAGAGAAGCCTGGATGCAAATGCTTATTTCCACGTCCTTGTCGGGAAAATTGCGGATGTTACGGAACAAAGCAATGTTTGTATAAAGAACCGCCTTATTTCCGAATATGGCGAATATGAACGTCTTGGCGGTAACCTAGTAAGCCTTCCGCTAGACGATAACATAAGCGCATATGACGTGGAGTTTGTCCACTTACAGCCTACGACGGAGACGCACATCAATAGCGCAGGGAAAGTGTTTCGGGTCAATCTGGTCATGCGTGGGTCACATACGTATAACACAAAAGAAATGTCACGTCTGATCGAAGGGACCGTACAAGAGGCTAAGGAACTTGGCATAGAGACAGCAACACCGGAAGAGATCCGGGAGATGGAGGAAAGGTGGGGGATGAAGTTTGAAAAAGCTTAGAAGTGTATTTACAGAGGATATGGACCATTGCTACTTTACCGGGACTGCCCCGGTTGAACGACATCACATTTTCGGCGGGGCAAACAGAAAGCTGTCTGAGAAATACGGTTTTGTGGTCCCTCTCCGCCCGGACCTGCATCCGAACGGGGCCATGGCTACATGGTCAGAAAGTTTAAAGAAACTGGATGACCATTTAAAGGCCCAGGCACAGAAATATTACGAAAAGCACTATGGAACCCGTGAGGACTTTCGCAAAGAGTTTGGAGGTAGATCATGGCTATAAACAGCAGGAACAAAGGAAAGACAGGTGAATTGGAGCTTTCCCGCATCCTCCGGGGCCACGGTTACGACACCAGGCGAGGACAGCAGTATTGCGGCTCCAACGGGGACGCTGATGTGGTGGGTCTTCCATATATGCACATCGAGTGCAAGCGGGCAGAAAAATTGAATCTGGATGCCGCAATGGCTCAGGCCCGGAGTGATGCAAAGGAGAGCGAAAAGCCAGTTGTAATGCACCGAAAGAATTACGAAGACTGGAAAGTCACAATGCTTTTAGAGGACTGGATAGAACTATACCGGGAATATGCCGCAGGGAGAGATTTAGAGAAAGGGTGATTGAGTGAATGGCTGGATCAAGTTGCACCGGAACCTGGCGGATCACTGGCTATGGGAGGATAAACCCTTTTCCAGGGGGCAGGCATGGATAGATTTGTTATTCATGGTAAACCACAAGGAAAACAAAACTTTCATAGATGGTCGTCTGGAAGAAGTGAAGCGAGGCCAGACCATTACATCAATAAGAAAGCTTTGTGACCGATGGGGATGGAGCAACACCAAGGTAAAAAAGTTTCTTTTGATGCTTGAACAGGATGAAATGATTGTTGTAAAAAGCGACAGTAAAAAAACAGTCGTAACCATAGTAAAATACGAGGTTTATCAGGATTCCGAATCTGAAAAAACGACAGTGAAACATCAGAAAAACGACAGTGAAGCGTCACAGAAACACACAAACAAGAATGAAAAGAATGTTAAAAATGAAAAGAATAAATATACATGTGCGTTTGACGACTTCTGGAAAAGTTACCCACGCAAAGTGGATAAGGGTAATGCGTATAAAAAGTTTCAGGCGAGGCTGAACGAAGGTTACGCAGAAAGAGAGTTGATTGCGGCATGTGAGAACTATGCGGCAGAGTGCAGGAAGAATAAAACGGAGACAAGGTTTATAAAACACGCGTCTACCTTCCTGAGTTCGACCAGACCGTTTTTAGATTATCTGCCAAAGAAAGGGGAAATAAATGACGTTGATAGACAAAATACAGCAGATGACCTTGTTAAGAAAGGCATCGACCTTGGAATCGGTGACGACTTCGACGGGTTCTAAATGTCAGCAGTGCGGCGGAACCGGATGGATCAGACACCGGGAAGACGGAAAAGAGTATTTTTCTGAGTGTGTCTGCCGGAAGAAGCAGATTGCAGAAAGTCGCCTGAGATTTGCAAATATCCCAGAGACCTTTAAGCATATGCGGCTAAAGAATTTTAGTGTGACTGCCTATAAGGACGAGAAAAGCAAAGCTGTGATCCGGGCCGCATGTAAGTACATAAAGCAGTACATGGATGGGTTTGAGAATGAACACCGGGACGGCATGGGCCTGTATCTCTACTCTGACACAAAGGGCAGCGGGAAAACCCGGATGGCTGCCAGTATTGCAAATGAGCTGGTGGACATGGGATACCAGGTGAAGTTTTCTCTTTCCACGGAGATCATACAGGAGATTAAGCGGACCTGGGACCGGGACAATGACTTATCAGAAAGCAAGCTGTTAGATCAGCTACAGGAGACGGATATTCTTGTGGTTGATGATTTTGGAACAGAGCAAGTGGCAGGATGGATCAACGATAAGTTCTACCAGATTATAAACAATCGGTATGTGGATCATAGGGTAACAATATTTACCAGTAATTATCCGCTGGACCAACTCGAGTATGATGACCGGATTACAAACCGGATGAAAGAGGTCTCTTATCTGATCGCTTTTCCAGAGGAAAGTGTAAGAGAGACGATATCGGCGGAGAAAAATGAAGCAATGTTTTGTAGAGTATCAGGGAGGTGACAGACTTGGAACAGATTTGTTTTTTTATGGATATTGGGGCAAAGGAACCGCCGATGAAAAAGAAAGACAAAACGTGGAAGATTCCAGAAGACCTGCCGGACAGCGCAAAGAAGTATTTTGCGGAGAGGACGGCTAAGGAGTGCCGCAGGGAAGGGCTAAGCGCCGGGGATAAGCGCAGCATGGAGAACCGGATCTACGCCTGGATGAAAGAGCAGGGACAGGAGCTTACAGCCCACCAGATCGCTATAGGGATGTGCCTGGCGGGGATACATTATAGCGAACACCGGCAGTCCGTAGCTCCCAGGCTAAAGGGACTGGAAGAGCGGGGACTAATCGAGAAGACAGGGAAAAAGGTCTTTGACAAGGAAACCGGGGCTAGTGCTGGGACGTACAGAATTGTGGAGGGCAACGTGGATGAATAGAGACAGACTCACCTTAGATTTTAAAATTCGTGTGGCGAGAGATCGGCGCAGCGGGATGACCATAGAAGAGGTCATGGAGAAATACGGAATAGCGAGGAGTAGTGTATACAAATGGACAAAGATGTATAACAGCGGGACTCTAATGCAAGTAAAAGAGCGGTATACAAAAGAAGAGAAAAACGCCGCTGTAATGAAATATGTGCGGGGAACAACAATGAAAGATATCTCTAAAGAAACGGGTATTGCACTGTCCACTTTAAGCGAATGGATAGATGAATATTTCTACGAGGAGGCGCAGGAACGGCGGGAGATTGCAGGGAAGAAAAAGAAAAGCATTTTCCGGGAGCGGAAACGCAGAGACAAGAATGGGAACTTGCTTAGGACAGTTTATCCGACATCCGCATCTGCTTACGTCACCTGGGCAAAGTAGGTATTTACTCAAAAGAGTTTATATATCACACGTAACAAGAAAACCAAAGGCATCCTGTTTTACAGCCCGCTCCGGCGGGCAGGAAGGAGGGAAAATGAAAGAAGTAAATAATTTTGTCGATCACCCTGCACATTACACAAGAGGGGAGATCGAATGCATAGATGCACTAAAGGCCAGTATGCCACACGCCGAATTTTGCGGCTTCCTAAAGGGAAATGCAATGAAATATTTGTGGCGGTATGACAAGAAAGGCAAGGCAACAGAGGATCTGGAAAAGTCAAGGTGGTACTTGGATCGACTGTGGGCGGAAACTAAGGAAGAGGTTTAGAAATGAATGAAAAAGCGGAAGTGTGCGGCACATGCAAGTGGTACGAAGGTTTTGCAGGCGTGTGCTTCAACGGAGACAGTGAACACCGTGCGGGTTTTACAGAACCGGATGAAACCTGCGAAGAGTGGGAAGAATCGGAGGATTAAAGATGAAAAAAGTAATGGCTGTTTTTGACGAACCAAGCAGTTGTTGTGAGTGTTGTTTCCACGGGTTAAAGTGGTCGCATCCATTCTGGAGCAGAGAAAAGCCAAATACCCAAGGGGTGTACTGCCAACTTGATCCGGATAAAAAAGTTTATGAATTAAAATTTTACGAAACAGGCTATAAACTAGGGTGCTGCCCTTTAAAACCAGTGGATTAGATTAGGATTTAAGGAGGTAGAGCATGGAAGAAAAGAGAAAGACAATTCCGAAAAGTATAAGAGAAAAAGTATATAACAAATGCAATGGTCATTGTGCCTACTGCGGATGCGAATTGGAATATAAGAACATGCAGGTAGACCATGTTAAATCATTGCGCTGTGGCGGGACAAATGAATTAGATAATATGCTGCCATCCTGCCGTAGCTGCAATCACTACAAAAGGACGCTGGATCTGGAAGGGTATAGAAAGTACCTTGCAGGCATATCACACCGCCTTATGCGGGATAGCATCCCATTCCAGGTAGCCATAAGATTCGGGATTGTGCGGCACATAAAAGATGATGTGACGTTTTACTTTGAAACGATAGATTTAGAATTTAGGAGGAGACAAAATGAGAATTATAACACAGAGTGGTGAGGAATACGAAGCTTGCGAATTTAAACAATCCGGAAAAGTAATAAATATAAAATCCGTAGAAGACAGACGAAGGAATATTATAGTTGGAATCTATGACAGCAGACAAAGAGCAATGGAAGTGTTTAAAGAAATAGAGCACTCAATTAGTAGCGGGATGTATAAGATGCCTAAAAATTAGGAATTAGGAGGAGTATGGGTTACATAGAAAAAGCTAAGCATTGCATAGGAATCGGAAATAAAAAACCGTACACTCGCCACGGAAAGAAATTTTACAGACCATACAGGAATTTTTATGCTACAGGAGAATATGACGAAGAATGGGAAATGATGATACTGGCTGGCTATGCAAAGCGAATGTGTAAGAACAAGCATGGCGGACACACCTATTACCTTACCAGAGAGGGGCTTGACTGGTTAGGAGATAAACTGAGTGTGAAGATATGGAATGAAACAAGTTAAGATTTAATCGAGAAGAAAGGAGACGAACGATGACCAATAGGCCAGAGATTACAAAAATGTTATCATTGTCTATCAAAATGCACATAAATCCTAGAAACGATCCAAGAATTTATTTTGCCAGAGAGGTGACATTTGATTATGCTACCGGCAACGCAGTGCGGGTGGACTTCATGAAATTCAAGCCAAAAAACAACACTGTGTCCGGAATCGAAAAAGGAGATTTCTATTGTTATGAGGTTAAATCATCTGTGGAAGATTTTTACTCAAAAAATGGTCATAATTTTCTAGGCGATTTTAATTACTATGTTATGCCGATGGAAACTTACAAGAAGGTACAGAATGAAATACCTTACAAAGTGGGTGTTTATGTTCCGGAAAAGAAAAATAACCGCGGTGACTGGTATGACTTAAAATCTGTAAAAAGAGCAATAAGGCAGGACAGGTTAAGACCAGTATCAGAGATGCTTCTAATGATGTTCAGATCATCAGCGAGAGAACGTTTAATTTAGGATCTTACGGAGGTATTTATGGATAATTGGACAGTCGATTTCTCCCAAAAGGAGGCAGAAGATATTTTCAACAGCTATTATGGGGAATATGAAGATGGATACACAGAAAAAGAACTTAAAAGCATAATTCTGGATCTGATTGGCGTGGAGGATCATAATTAGAATTTTAGAGGAATGGGGAAATGATATGGAAAAATATTATAACGAAAATGAAGATGTTGGGGTTTTGGTTAGTCCCGGTTTTGGAGCAGGGTGGAGTACATGGAATACAACAGAAATAGCATTAGATAAAAGAGTTATAGAGAAATTTTTAGAAAATGTATCTAGTGCGGAGATGTGCGATTACATTGAAGAGATTGGGTATGAAAGACCGTACATGGGTGGTTATAGTTCTTTGGAATTAGAGTTTGTTCCTCGTGGCGTAAAATTTAAGATTAATGAATATGACGGACATGAATCTATAATGACTGAAAACGATGATGATTTTATGATGGCTTAAATTAGGATTTAATTGAGAAAGGAGGACGGAGTGCCGGCCGGCAGTGAAAGACGTCTTACTCCTTTACGATTATGAGTTTAACATTTATAGATTTTTTTGCCGGGATCGGAGGGTTTCGGCGGGGGATGGAACTGGCAGGGCATAAATGTGTGGGGTTCTGCGAGTTCGACAAATTTGCAGTTGCAAGCTATACATCCATGCACCTGCTGACGGAAGAACAGAGAAAATATATAAACAGCATAGAAGCACCGTTAAAAAAGAACGGCGCAGTTAGCTTTAATAAAAGGCAAAAAGAAATTTTAAAGGAGGAGTACAGGAATGGAGAGTGGTACGCAGACGACATTAGAAGAGTGGATGCCACAAGCATGCCCAGAGCAGACGTGTGGTGCTTTGGATTCCCATGCCAGGACATTAGCATCGCAGGAAAACAACTTGGATTCAATGGGCGGCGTTCAAGTCTGTTTTATGCAGTTACAGGGCTTGTTAGAGATCTCAAAGAAGAAAATCGACCCAAGTACCTATTTATTGAGAACGTTAAAAATCTACTTAGTGTTAATAGAGGGACTGACTTCCTTAAACTTCTCATTGAACTGGATGAAATCGGGTATGATGCAGAATGGGAAGTTCTCAACTCGAAAGACTTCGGAGTCCCACAAAATCGGGAGCGGGTGTTCGTTGTTGGACATCTTAGAGGACGAAGTACCAGAGAAGTATTTCCTCTCAGAGAAACAGACGGAGTATATAACCAGACCAGACAGGATGGGGAAATACACCACATTGCACGATGTATTACCGCAGGTGGATACGATAAATGGCAGGGAGAGTACATCGTAAAACAGATAAGAAACTGCATATATGATCCAAGTGGAATTTCACCGACACTTGGGTGTATGCAAGGAGGGAATCGGCAGTCTATGATCCCTATTTCTATGACACAGAAGAGTTGTAAACCTGTGGAGATAGCCCCAACATTAACGGCGAGAGGACCGTCACGGGGACGGGGAAACAATTCGCCCGTACCAGGGGTAAAATGCTTAAACATAAAAGACCAATCTGGAAAAGAGAGGTCACAGCAAGACAGAATATATTCGACTGATGGAATAATGACTGCTTTAAACAGTCAGCTAGGAGGTCGGCATAATATTGCCATTCCAGCGCTTACCGCACAAGACCGGCATGGTGTAGTTGTAAAAGAAGCAACAAAAAAGGATATGCACTTGCAACTACAGGGGACAGCATTAACCTGGAGCAGCCAAACAGCAAGACCCGGAGAGGACGTGTTGGGAAAGGCGTAGCACAGACACTTACAACCGGATGCAAGCAGGGGACACTGGATGGAACTAGAATCCGTCGATTGACACCGAAGGAATGCTTTAGACTACAGGGATGGGAGGACGAATATTTCAAACGGGCGGCCATGGTGAACTCGGATAGTCAAATTTACAAGCAGGCCGGGAACGGGGTTACCGTGTCGGTAATAAAAGCTATCGCAATGCAGTTAAACTGACATTTAAGAAAGGAGGGCAATGGGTGACAGAAAAGGAATTAGCACAGATCCATTACATAAATATTGAAATTAAACACATAAAGGAAGAACTAAATCGGCTAGAAGGTAAAAGCATAATAAAAGGTCAAGAAATTACCGGAATGCCTGCCCCGAACGGAACGTCGGATAAGGTGGCAGATTATGCCACAGAAAAGGCAGAGTTAGAAATGATGCTTGATATGGCACTGAAAAGGCTTTATCTTACAAGAAATCAGGTAGAGCGATTCTTACAGGGAATCGAAGATAATGAGATCCGGCTAATCGTTCGGATGAGAGCAATTAACTGTATGAGCTGGTATCAGATTGGAGAGGAAATTGGAATGGAGAGAACTACTGTATCAAAAAAATATCGTAGTTTCCTAAAAGATTCCCACAAATCCCGTGCCTAATATGATATAGTTATTATAGAAAAAATAGATCATAAGAATCTATTTAATTTATAAGGTTTTGTGAATCTTTCATAAAATCCCCACATTTTTTGGAACACCTAGGCAACTGGGTGTTCTTTTTATGCTGTAATTTGCCCACAATGCCCTTTGAAGAGATATATAATTAACTTATAATTGAATAATGATAAAAAAAGAGGTATAATAAAAAGAACTAACGTTCGATACAGACATCTCTATTCATGAAGATATTTGTCGTATTTTATGGAAATGATTGCCGTAGAATGATATAATATAAAAAAATGGATGGAGGATTGAAAATGGAGAGGACTATATATGTGCACAACCTTTATGTAAAGAAAAAAAGAGGAAAAAAAGTTAAAGAAATTAAATCTATGCAAGAAGATTTACTTGAATTAATTTCAAAATTGTTAAGCCAAGACAAAAAGCTGAGAAAGCAGACATATGATTATAAAAAGCAAATTTTATACTTAAATAAATCTTCTTATAAAAAAGAGGATAACATACTTGTGTTACAGTTTATATCTGCGAAATATGCTATGGTTAGAAATGTTCTTGACACTGAAACATTGGATGACAAAGGTCAATTAAAGACAAAAAAAGATGGTGACGAAGAAAAAACACATATAGGAATAAAGTTCACAGGAAAGCATTCAGCAATATGTCTTTATGAAAATAACCCAAATGGTATTAGTTTTTCAATTATTATGAATTATTTAAATGATTTTATTTTAGAGCAACACAAGTTGCGCCAAGATAATTATTATTACAAAATAGAACATAATAATAAAGTATCAAAAGATTTTTTAAAAGCATTAAAATATGCGGACAGAATAAAAGCTGTTACTCTGACGGTAGATCAAGAAGATTTAAAGGTATCTGAAATAAAGAGGTTTTCAGGGAAAAATGATATTAAAAGAGATATTGATATTTTATTAAAACCAGCGGCTAGAGGTAAAAGCATTACCAAAAACACTGTTAAAGATTTTTTTAATATATTTGAGGATGAAAAGAGTGATATTAAAAAAATATATGTAGATGCAGACAAACAAGACAAAACCCCGTTAAAGTTTGATACAGAGCAAATGAAGGAAAGGGAAAATGTAAACGTCCTGGAAACAGTAACAGGCGAGGCAGATCCAAATGATATTAAAAAAATATTGTTTGGTTTATTAAAGGAATATTAAGTGATAATATGAAAGAATTTTTAGGAGAGATATTCGATCCGGTTATAGAATTTTATAAAATGAGAAAGAAAAATGAAATAGTAATAAGCGTAGTAATTCCAATGATTTTGGGCTTTTTATGTTTTGCAATATCACAGACGGCTAAATCAAACGGAGTTATTCTCTTAATAGATTTTACACAAGATTTTTTAAATCAGCTGATTACTATGCTTACATTGTTTGTTAGTTTTACTATGGCGTATTTATCAATTATTGTATCAAGCAGCAGTGAAAACATTAACAAACTAAAAAGAACAAGATCTGAGGATTATTATATAAATGTAAAAAAAGATTGTACACTATATCAAGTTCTTATATCGGAAATAACGTATACACTTATAATCGAAATAATATTTTTAATTTTAGTTGTTTTCCAAAAATTTTTAAATATATTAACTTCAGGAATAGGGTTAAAAATCATAATTTCAACAGATGTAGCAATTTTCGTACATGTGCTAGTGATAATGTTAGTTGTTGTAAAAAATTTTTATTTTACATTTTGGAGATCTGATCCTGAGGATGATGAAGAATAGTCTTTGGTTAAAGAGGCTAGAATGCATAATGCATTTGCAGATTATATATTTTTCGTATATTTATCCTTGTTGATATACTCGGGTGTCCTTCGGGCCCCGGGTATTTTTATGTGGATGTTATGTCAATGGCAGACGGAAGGGTCGCTCCCTTCATCCCGGTTCGATTCTGGGACATCCGCTTTTTACACCTAGACGGCGGCCCAATAAAAATCCACGATGCGGGCTGCAAAAAACTCATTCGTAAAAAATAAAATGTTGTATTTGCGTGGAAAGATGCAACATACGAATGGCTCTGGAGTAATTAAGGAGCGTGCGTACGAAACAAGGACGCACAGGTGGTTTTCAAAGAGCAAAACTTTATAACGGCAATGGGTCTTCTGTGTTCTGTCCTATACAAAAAATAATTATTCGAAGAACACAGACATGGAGAAATTGGCAGAATGGTAATGCGCCCGGTTGCTAACCGGTACACCGGGAACGGTGCGGAGGTTCAAGTCCTTCATTCTCCGTCATAGAAAAGGAGGCAGAGTATGCAGAAAGTAAATATCTTAGGTACAGAGTACACGATCATAGAAAGAACAGAACGAGAAGACTGCAAACTAAAGAAAGATGATGGGTATTGTGATTCATCTACAAAAACCATTGTAATCCTTAAATGTGAGGATGATCCAATGAATAAGGAGAGCATGGATTATTTCAGAAAGCAGACACTAAGACATGAAATTATTCACGCTTTTTTAAATGAAAGCGGAATTGAGGCATGTGGAAACAGCTTTAATAATTCGTGGGGATTCAATAAAGAAATGGTGGATTGGATTGCGATACAAGCTCCAAAGATCTTACTGGCGTTTATGTATGTGGGAGCTATCGACCTTCCGGAAAGCAACGTTGTGAAGAAAGAAGTCACGATTGATATGAACAAAGTTACTAAAGCCGCAATGAAAAATGTAAATAAGCAACTTAAATATTGGGGAAGATAACAAGGGGTGAAAGAAAAGTGCCACGAAGTAGAAGCCCGGATTCTATAAAAGCCGAAGAAATGTATAAAAGCGGCATGAATCTGGTAGATATAGCAAAAGAGATAGGAAAGCCACCGGGGACAGTCCGCAGGTGGAAAAGTACTCAGGGATGGGATAGCGAACGTTCGGGAAAGAAAGCGAACGCTCGGAAACAGGAAACAGAACAGAATAATAAGAAGGTAGAAGCCATTGCACCGGAGGTAGAACAGGTTATAGAGAACCCGAACCTCACGGATAAGCAACGGCTTTTTTGTTTGCATTATGTGAAGTGCTTTAATGCTACCAAGGCGTATCAGAAAGCCTATGAATGCAAATATGAGACGGCTCTTACAAATGGACCGGCATTACTCAGAAATGCACGAATCAAAGAGGAAATACAAAGCCTTAAGCAAGGCAGGCTCAACAAAGCTATGCTGGAAGGGCCAGATGTATTCCAGTGGTACTTAGATATTGCCAGGGCAGATATAACCGACTTTACCGATTTTGGAAACATGGAAATAGAAACGGATAACGGGCCGATGACCATTTCCTATGTCAATATAAAGGATGCCAAGGAAGTAGACGGTACACTGTTGTCAGAGGTTTCAAAGGGCAAGGATGGGGTAAAAGTGAAGCTGGCTGACCGGATGAAGGCCATGCAGTGGATCAGCGATCACATGGATCTTGCGACACCTGAGCAGAAAGAGAAAGTCAAGCTGTTGCAGGCGCAGCGTAGGAAGTTGGAAGACGATGGGCCTGAGGAAACCGAGGATGATGGATTCATCGAAGCACTAAAAGGGCAGGTGGATGATCTATGGCAGGAAGAATAAAGAAAGCTGTCTTTAAATTCCTTCCATTTTCTAAGAAACAGAAGCAGGTACTTACCTGGTGGCTGCCTAATTCACCAGTGCAGAAGCAGGATGGAATCATTGCGGATGGTGCAATCCGGTCGGGAAAGACGCTATGTATGTCACTATCATTCGTCATGTGGGCTATGGAATGTTTTGACGGTCAGAACTTTGCTATGTGCGGAAAGACCATTGGCTCTTTTCGTAGAAACGTGCTGTTCTGGCTCAAACTTATGCTGCGTAGCCGTGGATATAAAGTGGAGGATCACCGGGCAGATAACCTGGTGGTAGTAACCCGCAGGGGAATAGAGAATTATTTCTACATCTTCGGTGGGAAAGACGAACGGAGCCAGGACCTTATTCAGGGAATCACCTTGGCTGGGGTCTTTTTTGATGAGGTGGCCCTGATGCCGGAATCCTTTGTCAACCAGGCCACAGGGCGGTGCTCCGTGGATGGATCAAAGTTCTGGTTTAACTGTAACCCGGATGGCCCGTACCACTGGTTCAAAACCAACTGGATCGACCGGGCAGAGGAAAAGAAACTGGTCTATCTGCATTTCACCATGGAAGATAACTTATCACTCACGGAGAGGATTAAGGCCCGGTATCGGTCTATGTACAGCGGGGTGTTCTACAAGCGGTATATCCTTGGCCTGTGGGCTGTAGCGGAGGGCGTTATTTTCGATATGTTCGATGCGGCAAAGCATGTCACCCAGAATCTGCCGGAAACGGCGGGCAGCAGATATATCAGCATTGACTATGGTACTCAGAATGCTACAGTGTTCCTGCTGTGGGAAAAGGGCATAACAGGCCAATGGATATGTAGCAAGGAATACTATTACTCGGGACGGGACGAGAGCAGTCAAAAGACAGACAGCGAGTATGCGGACGATCTGGAAGAGTTTGCAAAAGACTTGGAGATAGAGCGGGTGATTGTCGATCCTGCTGCCGCCTCTTTTATAGCAGAGTTAAAAAAGAGAGGGTTCCGAATCAAGAAAGCCAAAAATGATGTACTGGACGGTATTCGGTTTGTGGGAAACATGCTGAACCTTGGTGTGTTGCTGTTCTCGGAGGACTGCCGGGAGACAATCAAGGAGTTTAACTCCTATATCTGGGACGATAAAGCCCTGGAACGTGGAGAGGATAAACCGATTAAGCAGCATGACCACTGCATGGATGCGGTACGGTACTTTGCATATACGATCATCCGAAGAGAACGGAAATGGAGTTGATGAAGTGTTAGGATTTATCGAGAAAATAAGGCAGGTGATAAGAAAGATGCTTGGAAAAGAAAAGGTCAAGGATGCTCTTGGCGTGGATGTGGCTATATCAGACCGGATGGGTCGGGCCATAGAGCTATGGGCTAAGATGTACGAAAACAAACCTCCCTGGCTAAAAAAGAACGTATTAAGTTGTGGCCTGTCGGCAGCAGTTGCGGCGGAGATGTCAAGGCTTGTCACCTTGGAATTACAGACAGAGGTTTCCGGAAATGACTTCCTTGATACAGAATACCAAGCGGTTATAGAAGATATTCGCAGGTATTGCGAGTATGGTTGTGCGAAAGGCGGTCTTGCCTTTAAACCGTATGCCACAGACGGACATATCGAAGTAGACACAGTACAGGCAGATAGATTCTTTCCGACCGGCTATAACAGCAGGGGAGAAATCACTTCTGCTGTATTCGTAGAGACGTTGAACAAGGGAAAGCAGGTATATACAAGGCTTGAACTGCACGAATGGAACGGTAGAAGGTACACAATACTAAACAAAGCATTTGTAAAGAGCAATACAGATACTACAGAGAATCTCGGCAGAGAGGTTTCGATTGCTTCGGTGCAAGAATGGGCAGACTTAGAGCCTGAAACGTATATAGAGAACGTAGAAAAGCCGTTGTTCGCTTATTTCAAAGTTCCGAACGCAAACAGCATAGACGATCAGTCACCGTTGGGGGTGTCCGTCTATTCCAGAGCAGTCAGTGATATAAGAGAAGCAGACCGGCAATGGACACGGATTATTTGGGAATATGAGGGTTCTGAGCTTTCGTTGGATGTGGATAACAGCATGTTCAAGAAGAATGAAAGAACCGGAGAGTGGGACCTACCGGAAGGCCGTGAAAGGCTATTTAGGATCATGGATTTTGAAGACAACGATGAAAAGTATAAAGTATACTCTCCAGCGATCAGAGACGAGAGCCTTTTCAATGGATTTAATAACATCCTACGTCGTATAGAGTTTAACTGTGGTCTAGCATACGGAACACTGAGCAACCCGGAAAATGTTGACAAGACAGCCGAAGAGATCAAAGCAAGTAAACAGAGATCGTACAGCACGGTATCAGACATACAAAAATCTTTGCAAAAAGCACTGGAACATTTAGTCTATTCCATGGATGTTCTGGCGCAGCTTGGCGGGCTTCCCGGAGGGAAAAAGTATGAACTATCATTCAACTGGGATGATTCGATTGTAATAGATAAGGAGCAGGAACTCTTATCTATGCAGCAGGACGCAACTGGCGGATTCATTCGTAAAGAGCTGTATGTCGCTAAGAAATACGGGGTTTCTGAGGAGGAAGCTCTTAAAATGATGCCGCAACAGACAGATGATCGGTTCAACATTCAGGAAGAGTAGGTGATGGCTTATGCTTGATCCCGAATACTTAGACAAGTGCAGCGATCAACTCCTTGCTTTAATAGATGAACTGTCAATCTCTATTATCGGGGACATTGCCCGCAGGATCGTTAAGACAAGCAGAATCACGGACACGGCAAAGCATCAGGCGTATGTTTTACAAAACTCCGGGATTGTCTATCAGGATGCGATCAAACGGATTGGTCAGGTATCCGGATATACGGACCGGGAGGTCAAACGGCTGTTTGAGGAATCAGGGGTTAAAAATATCAAAAATGAATCCGTGATCTATAAGCGTGCAGGGAAAAAGCCGATTGAACTGCATCAGTCGGAAGAAATGCAGAAGATCTTGAACGCAAATTTCAGAAAGACTAAGGGAGAGATCAGCAATCTTACCCTTACAACCGCAAACAAGGCACAGAGCGCATATATAAATGCCTGCAATAGTGCCATGCTGAAAATACAGACCGGGGCTTTCTCTTACGACAAGGCCATAGCGGATGCAATCAAAGAGGCAGCAGTACAAGGTGCAGAAGTCCTGTATCCATCTGGACATACCGATAAACTGGATGTGGCAGTCAGAAGAGCTGTCCTTACAGGAGTAAACCAGTCGGCAGCACAGCTGAACCTGGAATATGCACAGGAGATGGGATGCGACTATGTAGAAACCACAGCCCACAGCGGAGCCAGACCGGATCATGCGGTGTGGCAAGGTAAAGTGTTCTGTATTTCTGGGAAAGACCCTCTCTACCCGCCTTTCTACGAAAGCACAGGATACGGTACGGGGCCAGGACTTTGCGGATGGAATTGTAGGCATAACTTTCACGTGTTTATTCCTGGCGTGTCTGTTCGGGCCTATACAGACAAAATGCTGCAGGAGCTTGATGCAGAAAATTACACATACAACGGGAAATCTTATAAAGAATATCAGCTATCGCAAATGCAGCGTTTCCAGGAACGGCAGATCAGGAATACGAAGCGAAAGCTGACCGGATATGATGCCGGGATCAAGTCAGCAGATGATGAGGTTCTGAAAAATACGTTGCGGCAGCGTTTTGAATCGGAATCTGTACGTCTCAAGGAGCAGGAAAAGCGACTGAAAGAGTTTTGCAGGCAGACGGGCCGACGGGTAGAATCAGTCAGGACACAGGTCCATGCAGTTTTAGACGACAGCGGCAACATTGTAGGGTTCAATCGGAGTGTGGCGCAAAAGGCTGTATGGTCGAACAGACGCTATCAAAAAGTTGAGAACAGTAGTATAATAAAGGTATCAGATAAACAGTTCGGCAAGAAGATTGGAAAACATACAAAAGAATACGGACTGAATCCTAAAAGTTCAAAAGACCGCCAGATCATGCGCCATACCATTTTAGATATTGTTGAAAATGCCAGCGAGGTTAGGAGCGGAGAATGGCGAGGGCAGGCCGGAGAGATTCTTTTCTATATAAAGGGGAAAGATGTTGTTGTAGCGAAAGAGAGCGGCGAGTTCGTGACAATACTAAAAGGAGGTATCGACAATGCTAGGGTTAAAAACGCAAGAAAGCGATAAATTCAATAGATTCTGGGAGCTTGTGCAGGCGGAGGCAGCAAGACAGAATAAGGTATTCTTTGCTGACTGCGGAGAAGGACATATTTTAGAAACCGCCACGATTGAGTGTGAAGACATGCGGGGATGGCTTGTCCAAAAAGGGAAAGCCAAAGAGTTTGAACAGGAGTGGCGGCAGGACCAAGTATCAAACAAGTGGATAGACTGCATTTTTTGGGCCGAGTGGTCTGAAAATGATGGAGATATCAAAATAAGATTTGAAACATACTAGATACCACCTCGTGACAAAGGTGGTATTTTTGCGCTCATTTTAAAGGAGGAACACATGATAAAGGTATCTATATTATGGAATGGATGAAAGCATCTGGTTAGATGTATGCGGGCATGCGGGGTATGCTGGAAAGGGGAAAGATATTGTCTGCGCAGCCGTATCAACATTATTTTTTAGCACGATAAACGGTATCAACGATTATACGGACGCACAGGCTGATGTCTTTGAAAAAAGATATATGGATAAATCCGATGGGGATGTGGCGAACATCAAGAATATGGATGAAAAGTCAAAGATGTTATTAAAATCTATGTTATCCGGGATAGTGGATCTGAAAGAGCAGTATCCTGACAACATAACCATAGAGGAAGGAGTTGAGGACTTTATTAAGACTTAAGAAATCACAAAAACAGCTCATAGAAGAACTCAGACACGCTTAAGGCGTGTTATTTTTATGCAAACAATTAACCGGTCAGCAGATCAGACCTAAAACAGTCGGTTCGTGGTGGATGGTTACACACCTTAAACAACCTAATACGAAAGGAGAACAGAACATGAAAACAGATTTTTTAAAGGGATTAGGACTTTCTCAGGAAGTCATTGACAAAATTATGTCAGAAAACGGGAAAGACATTGCAGCAGAGCAGAAAAAGACGTCTAAAGCAGAGCAGGAGCGTGATAGCTATAAGACACAGACAGATGGGTTACAAACTCAGCTTGATGAAGCAAATAAACAGATTGATGGATTTAAGGACCTGGATGTGGAAGGAATCAAAAAGGCGGCAGACGACTGGAAAGAAAAAGCCGAAAAAGCAAAAGCTGATGCAGATGCACAGATCGAATCTATGAAGTTTGATTATGCGCTTTCAGAGGCCCTTACGGGAGCGAAAGCGAAGAATACTAAGGCAGTCAAAGCACTGCTGGATATGGACGGTCTGAAATACAATGATGGAAAGATTGTAGGGTTAGACGAACAGATCGAACAGCTTAAAGCTGACAATGACTATCTGTTTGAAAGTGACAAGCCAGCCCCTAAAATCGTAAAGGGTACGGGCGGAGGCGATCCACTTCCCGGGGGGAAAAAACCGAGTGAAATGACCTACACGGAACTCTGCGAATACATGGAACAGAATCCGGAGGCAGAAATTTAAGAAAGGAAAAGATAAGATATGGCAAAATTTAACGAGAAATCATTCAACCCAGAGGCATTTGGGAAATATGTTGATCGGATCCCGAAAACAAAACGGAACGAACTTATTAAATCCAGAGCCATCAGAGGGAATGAGCAGATTAAAGGGGTGTTTAGTTCACAGACAGGAACTTCCTACGCAACATTGCCGATGAAGGGACTTCTGGAAGGCGATGCGCTCAACTATGATGGAAAAACAGATATTACATCTGAGAGAACAACAACGTTTGAACGTGGTGTTGTTGTTTGGGGGCGCTCTAAAGCGTGGACAGAAGATGATTTTTCCACAGACATTACAGGCGGCGTCAATTTTATGGATAATGTAGCTGAACAGGTATCCGGATGGTGGGATGATATTTACCAGGATGTACTTTTACATGTACTGAAAGGGATATTTGCAATGACCGGAGCGAAGAATCTGGAATTTGTAAACGGACACACACACGATATCACCGGGCAGGACGGAGCAGATAAGGACGGAAATGCTTATAATTGCGTAGGTCCTACAACACTCAACACCGCTATTCAAAAAGCGTCAGGGGACGCAAAATCTAAGTATACAATCGCTATTATGCACTCTACAGTTGCAACAAACTTAGAGAATATGCGGTTGCTGTCTTATATGAAGTATACGGACAAAGACGGTATTCAGCGTGATCTTGGGATTGGTACATGGAATGGACGGGCAGTTATTATAGATGACTCCATGCCGGTAGAACATGTAGACGCAGTGGAAGAAAGCGGAACAGCAGGACAGGATGGATACGTGGCAGCGGTACCGGCCTATGATAAATTTACGACATACGTCCTTGGAGACGGGGCCATTGATTTTGAAAAGATCGGGGCAGAGGTCGCGAACGAAATGCAACGTGATCCAAAGACAAACGGTGGAGAGACTACACTATATACCAGGGATCGGGCTTGCTATGCACCATTCGGAATTTCTTACACAAAGAAAGTCCAAGCATCCCTTTCCCCGACAAATGATGAACTGGCAAACGGAAGCAACTGGATGCTGGTAAACAATGGAGCAACGGGAAAAGATCTTAAAACGATTGACCATAAAGCCATTCCGATTGCCCGTATTATTTCCAGAGGATAAGGAGGTGACACGGTATGGTAGAGTACGCAGACTATAAGTTTTACCAGGAACAGTTCCATGGCAGCACCATACCGGAGGCTGCCTTTTCCTCTGCAATCCTGCGAGCGAGCATCTATATAAAGTACATCACATTTGGCCAGATAGATGATACAGGGATCCCGGAGGAGGCAAGAATGGCGGCATGTGCTGTGGCGGAAGTGATGTACCGAGCCGATGCAGTAGGACAGCAGGAGAAGAAATCTGAGACTGTCGGCAATGTCTCTGTCTCTTATGTGACTGAGCAGCAGGATGGGCAGATCAGAGAGTCGGCAGCTGCAAAGAAACAGCATGCAGCAGCGTATCCGTACCTGATCCACACAGGATTGTTATACAGGGGGTGCTGATAATGGTCACAAACGCAGAGCTGACGATCTATAACAAGGTATATGACCGGGATGCCGGGACAAACCGTTATTATCGGACAGTCATAAAAGGTGTGAACTGGCAGGATACCACAGCCGTGCAGCCTACAGACAAGGGGATTGTAAGTGCCGATGTGGCAGAAATCTATATCCCATTTGCAGTAGAGACAGAAAAGCAGTTCCGTAAACCAAAGAACTTTGTACAGGAGACAGAAAAAGCCGGCCTTTTTACGATAGAAGCCGGAGATCTGGTGGTCCGTGGCATTGTAGAAGAAGTTCTGACCAGTGCAAAGGACGAGGAACGGCTGAAAAGCGCCTATGATGATGTACGGGTGATCGCCGCTGTAGAGACGAACGACAACGGTAGCCCGGAGATGCAGCACTGGAAGGTGACGGCAGAGTGAAAATAAAGGTCAAGATAGCACCGGCAGGGGCCATCCTTGCAAAAAGGAATTTGCAAAAAGGAGGTCCTGGCCAAAGATTCGCAGTGCATGAGGTACGAAGAGTGTCTGATACTTATGTCCCATTTTTGAATGGACCATTGAAAAATACGGCAGTTGAGACAACCTACTATATAAAGTATATAACTCCGTATGCAAAGAAACAGTACAACGAAAACAAAGGGAAAGGTTTGCGCGGAAAGTACTGGGATAAAAGAGCATGGGCGGACAGAGGACACGAAGTGCTTGTGTCCGTGGCGAAGTTCGTAGGAGGGAAACCGAAATGACGATAGTAGAAGCGGTACGGGAAATAGTAAAGCAATGCCCGTATCTGGATGAGTATTACAAAGGAATCGGGGTGGATTACCTTGGAGACAATACAACCTATTATTCCATAGAATCCGTTCCATCCGAGACAGTTTTAAAAAGGAATATTGTCGGCAATACGAAGCGGCAGTATCTCTTTAATTTTGCCAGCCGGGAGACTTACGGGGAAGAGGTAAGACAGAATCTTGATAACATTGGGTTTTACGAACACTTCTCCGACTGGCTGGAACAGTATTCAGATGCCGGGGAGTTCCCGGAACTGGAAGAAGGAAAAGAAGCAATCAAAATCGAAGCAAGCACGAGCGGCTATGCATTTGATACAGAGCTTAACAAGGCAAAGTATCAGATTCAGTGCCGCTTTCTTTATTACCAGGAAAGGAAGGTATAACATATGGCATTAAAAAGCGTAAGACAGAGAAGGATGCAGGCAAACTACTTGGACATTGGGGTAGATGATACCCCGAAGTTTGTCCTGATGGGGACAGGATTCACAGATTTAAACGAGGAACCGGGAGCACAGACCAGCTCTAAGAGATATGTAAATGATGCATCTACCAGTAAAGGAATTACTGGATACGAATGGCAGGCTCCATATACAGCAGATCAGATCCGATCAGAAGAGGCGATTGCCTATATCTGTGAGATCGGAGAGCTTTTAAAAACAGGAGCAGACGCAGAGACAGACTACGTAATCGTAGATCTGGATCAGAAGGAAAGCGCAGAGAATACTTACCATGCTCGTAAGTTCCACGTGGCAATCGAAGTAGCCAGCTTCGGAAATGAAGATGGGGAAATGAACTGCGAAGGAAACCTGTTAGGCATCGGTGACGTGGTAGAGGGAACCTTTAACACCAGCACAAAGACATTTACAGCGAAAGGCGATACACCCTCTTAAAGCCGTGACGGGGGTAGCGCTTAACAAAACGACGCTGGCCCTTGCAGTTGCGGCGAAAGAGACACTTACGGTAACCGTAGAGCCTACAGATGCCACGGATAAGACAGTCACATGGTCAAGTGCCGATACCGGGGTTGCAACAGTATCTAATATCGGGGAAGTAACCGGGGTTGCAGCAGGAACTACGGATGTGACAGTGACAACGACAGACGGGAATAAGACGGCAACCTGTGCCGTTACGGTAACAGTAGGAGCATAGAGAAGAAAAAGACAGTGAACATGGAGGAGTACAGGATATGAACAAGATTTTTAAATGGAATGGGGCAGAGTTTAAATTCTCTGCTCTGAATGCAAATATGATCGATAAGTTTGGAACGATTAAGCAGCAGACATTTGATGAATTGATGGAATATGAAAAAAAGCACATGATTGACGGAACCTTAAATGCAGAGAGTGTTCGGGATGAATGCAAGATCATCGACCGGACATTTGATAAGCTACTGGGAGATGGTGCAGCAAAGAAAATGTTTTCTGACACAGACATTCATGAACGTGTTGCAGCATTTAACAAGCTTGTGAATCTGCGGGAGTCACAGGTGGAATCTTACAACAAACTTGTCCAGTCCATGGCAGGCGACTAATGAATATTCTGACGGATCAGCTGCCGAAAACCGTTCTGGTGGCTGGTCAGGAATATAAGATCAATACAGACTTCCGAACTTCTATCCTGTTTGAAGAAATGATCCAGGATAAGAACATCATGGAAGAACAGCGGTTTTTCATGGAAGAACTTTTAAATATCCCGGAATTTGATGGAGATGAGAAAAAAGCCAGGTTGCTTGCGAAATATAATAGCGGCCTGGCTTTGTATTATCCGGTGATCCCGGAGGATCTGGACGGAGCAATCTCACAGATGCTGTGGTTTTACCAGTGCGGCAAGACAGAGGAACAGAAACAGTCAGGAAAAGGAAAGAAGCAGGAGCAGATATACAGCTTTACCCATGATGCGGATTATATCTATGCTGCGTTTATGGAGCAGTACGGTATAGACCTGAACGCTGTCGAACTGCACTGGTGGAAGTTTTCTGCCATGTTCGCCGGACTAAAAGAAGACTGCTTAATATCGAAAGTGATGGGATACCGGGCAGCAGATACAGCCGGGATGGATAAGGACCAGAAAAAGTTCTATAAAAAAATGAAAGAAATATATAAACTTCCGGAAAATGTGTCTGAAGAAGACCGGATTCTGGAAGAAGAAGTCACACAGGCCCTAATGAATGGTGGGGACCTAAGCAATATTTTATAAATAAAAACACTGTAACACAGAGGTTGCAGGGGAGTGGAGCTCTACGCCCAGGAAGATAGAGACGTGAACATAGAAGACAGACGCAGGCAAAAAAAGAAAGGAGAAATATATGCCTGACGGAAGTATTGAAATAGAGGTTGAGTTAAATTCCGAGAAAGCTGAAAAGGAACTTAAACAATTTTCGAAAACACTAGGCACAGAGACTAAAAAAGCAGCAAAATCCGCAGAAACCGCAGCCAAACAGGCAGTAAAATCCGCAGAAACTACAATTAAGCAAGCGGCAAAAGCGGCAGAAGCCGCCACAAAGCAAGCGAGTAAAACAACAGAACAAGCGGCAAAAAGAGCCGGGAAGACAGCGGAAACTTCTGCTAAACAGGCAGGAGAGAAAGCCTCGCAGAGTACAAAAAAGTCTGGCGAGGAACAGAAACGTTCTTACAGGCAGACGGAGCAGCAGGCTAAACGAAGTGCGGCAAATGCGGAAAAATACTGGTCTGGGGCGGCAAGCAAAATAAAATCTGCGGTATCTGCAGGAATGAAAGCAACCGGGGCCGCAATGATTGCGGGAGGATCTGCCGCTATCAAGGTTGGCAGTGATTTTGAAGCGGGGATGTCCGAAGTGCAAGCAATTAGTGGGGCATCTGGCAAGGAATTAGAGTCTCTACGAGATAAAGCAAAAGAAATGGGCGCCACTACAAAATTTAGTGCTACACAGAGTGCAGAAGCCCTGAAATATATGGCAATGGCTGGATGGAAAGCAGATCAGATGGTGTCGGGTCTTCCCGGAATCATGAATCTTGCGGCAGCTAGCGGTGAAGATCTTGGAACTGTAAGTGATATTGTAACAGACGCTTTAACTGCCTTTGGATTACAGGCAAAAGACAGTGCGCATTTTGCTGATGTGCTGGCAAAGGCATCAAGTAGCAGCAACACAAACGTAGGAATGATGGGCGAGACATTCAAGTACGTTGCTCCTATTGCTGGCTCTATGAAGTATTCCGTTGAGGATACAGCTACTGCCATTGGATTGATGGCTAATGCAGGAATTAAAGGGGGAGAGGCCGGAACATCCCTTCGTGCAATCCTAACCAGACTTGTGAAACCGCCGAAAGATGCAGCGCAAGCATTGGATGCTTTAGGGGTAAGTGCCAAGAACTCAGACGGGACAATGAAGCCGTTAAGGGAGGTTATAGGGGAACTCAGAGAAAAATTTTCTGGATTGGATGACAGCCAGAAAGCACAGTACGCAGCAAGTATTGCAGGGCAGGAGGCCATGTCTGGATTGCTTGCGATTGTGAACGCAAGTCCAAGTGATTTTGATAAGCTAACGAAGTCGATTGATAAGTCCAATGGTGCGGCAAAGAAGCAAGCAAAGACAATGAACAACAATCTGAAAGGGGCTTTATATGAGTTAGGCTCTGCGGCAGAAGCCGTAGGAATAGAGATTTACGATGATATAAAAGGACCTCTGACCAATGCTGTAAAGGCTGGCACAAAACAAATCAGTTCATTTTCTAAGGCGATCAGTAAAGGCGGAATAAAATCTGTTGTACCAGAGCAAACGATTACAACAATCAAAAACCTTGGATCTGTGGCGAAGACAGTCGCAGGCGGTGGTCTAAAAGTACTGGGATCTGCGGCGAAGTTCCTAGGAGAGAACATGCAGACGGCACTTCCGTTAGCAACAAGTCTTTTGGTTGTGCTTAAAGGCTACAAAGCTGCACAGGCCGTTTCTGGAAGTGTAAGCGCATTGGGGACAGCATTAAAAGCACTCAATGCTCTGGAAAAAGCGAACGCAATCACCCTTGTGGCACAGCAGGGAGGACTTACAGCATTACAGACTGTGGTTGGAATTTTTACGAGGAAGATTACACTTGCTACAGCGGCAACGGGAGCCTTTAATGCGGCATGCACTGCCCTTGGTGGACCCATCGGCATGGTCGTACTGGCAGCAGGGGCCTTGACAGCAGGGATTGCAGCATATGCGATAGCGACAGAAAAAGGGGTTACCAAAGAAGAAAAGCTGATCCAACAGCATGAAAAGTCCGTTGCTTCTTATAAAAAGCTGTCAAAGGAACTTGCGGAGAATAAAAAGTCCAGGGAAGACGCAATCACCACAGCAGAAAATGAAGGTGCAACGGCAGATATATTGTCCCGCAAGCTTCAAGGATTAATGAAGCAGGAGCATAAGAGCGCAGGGACAAAAGAACAGATTAAATCTATTGTCCAACAGCTGAATCAGATTCTTCCTGACTTAGGGCTGGCTTATGATGATGAAAAAGACAAACTAAACCAATCCACTAAGGCAATACAACGCAATATCAAGGCTCAACGAGAATTGGCAGTTGCAAAGGCTTATGCTGCTCAAAATGAAAAAGTAGCAGAAGATATTATAAAAACTGAGAAAGATCTGACAAAATATAAAAAGGAACAGAAGCAGGCAGAAGATGATCTCGCAGAAGCTACGAGAAAAAGAGAAGAGACCGAGAAAAAGCACAAGGAAGATCCTTTTCATACGTCTGCAATTGATGTAAAGATTGCGAAGAGAAAAGAAGATGAACTCAAAAAAATCAACGATGAGAAGCTGAAACTTGTCGGTGATACGCAAAAAAAGATTAATGATTTAAATGATGAAATAGATTCCAATATTGCGAAATCCACGGCACTGTCAAACTATGTGGAGTTCACCAACAACATTGATAAGCTTTCCAAAGAAGCAGGTATAAAGGCATCTAAAATCCCGGAGTCCATAGGTAATGGGATTAAGAATGGTATTTATACCAATCCAGCATCTGGCGAAGATCTTTTACAATTAATTGATGTTGATAATCTTCTTTCAAAAGCCGGAGAAGCAGGGGTAAAAATACCGGAATATTTAGCACAAGGACTTTCTGATGGTTCTATCTCATTTAAGTCCGCAGCGGACCAGTTAACCAAGGGATTGAATTATGAAAAGCTTTATGCTGATGCTTTTGGTTCTGGGAAGAAAATACCTGAAAGTGTTGCAGCTGGAATCCAATCAGGACAGTATGCAGTGCCAACCTCAACAACTGCAATGGAAAACCTGGTGACGTTTGATGATTTAAAGGCTAAAGCGCAAAACGGCGGTGTGCAGATTCCGGAATCTCTTGCGAATGGAATTACATCCGGCAGCATGAAGCCAAAGGAGGCCGCCGCCGCACTGGGAAATCTGATGGATTTCCAGGAAATGATTGATAAAGCTGGCATCCAGGGGGCTCAGGTTCCTACGGAACTTGCTCAGAAGATTGTTGATGGGAAGATCAGCGTTGACGATGCGATTAAGCAGATGATGAGTGGGCAGGGGTTATCAACAGACGCTTTTGGCGTAATGAACGTTATTGACGGCGTAGCAAAAAGCACAGGGGATTCTGCAAAGAAAATAGAAACAAATATGAAGGTGAACCCTGTAGACAACAGCGGAGCGGCATCATCATCTTTTAAGCCTTTTAAAACAGAATCATCCAAGGCAGCAGGAGAAACAAAGAAAAACACCGATTCCATCAAGAAAAATTCTAAGATTTCATCAACCAACAACGCGGGTGCAGGAAAGAAAACAGAGAGTTCTTATACAAACGAACTTTCCAAAGGGGCAGGAAAAGCCAAAGCGGCCACTAAAAAAGTGAGCAGTTCTGCAGTAAACGGATTTTCTGGCGGTGAATCTAAGGCTAAAGCAGCAGGGGCGAAACTCAGCGGCGCATATGTCTCTGGCATTTCTTCCAAGAGCGGGCAGGCTACGGCAAAAGGAAAAGAACTTTCCAGCAAAACTGCCAGCGGTGTTACCGCAAATAAAGGAAAGATCAAGACAGCGGCGCAGAGTGCGGTAAACGGCGCAAAGAAAGTAAGCACAGGTGGATTCACAAGCGTTGGAAAGAACATTTCTTCTGGAATTGCCTCAGGAATCAATGCGAACTCCGGTGTTGTTTCTTCGGCGGCACGAAAGGTAATTCAACAGGCGAAAGCTGCGGCAGAAGCAGAAGCTGGCATCCATTCTCCATCTACTCTGTTCAAAAATGCGATCGGAAAATTTCTTACTCTTGGTATAGCAACCGGAATGACGGAGAATGCCGATAAAGCGGCGAAAGCGTCTATGAAGGTGATAAACGTGACTATTGGGGCCGCAAAGAAAGGTATCCCGTCCCCTGCTAAGATGTTTAAAACCCTAAAAGGCGAGACGATCCCGAAAGGCATCGCAAAGGGCGTAAGGGAAGGGCAGAGCGAGCTTGTGGCAGAGATGCAGGGTGTCATTTCCGCAGCGCTGTCTGCCGCAAAGAATACAGCAACAAAAGGCAACTACTCCGAAATTGGGAGCGATCTCTTAAGTGGCCTGAACAACTCCCTGAGCACTGCAAAACAACGGTCCTCTGAGACGGTACAAGAGATCATAGACCAGGCATACAATAAGCAGGTTAAGGCATCTGAAAAAGCTGAAAATAAGCTGCAAAAGAAAATTGATAAGCTGGGCAATAAAAAGAAGAATAAGAAAAAGAAAGCGAAGCTTAAGGAAGAGTTTAAGGATTTAAAAGCTGCAAATGCAAAGAAGGAAAAGCAGTTAAAAGAGGCAGGGGAAAAGGCCGCAAATGCTTATAACACGGCATTTGAGAAAGAAGCGGATCGCCTGACAAAGATTGCAGAAGAAAAGATACAGGCATTGTCCGAGAAGTATCAGGAACAGTATGACGAAATCAAGAGTCTGCGGGACAATCTTACAAGCAAGCAACAGAGTTATGGCAGCCTCTATGATTTGGACCAAAATATATATGACATAGAAGACTACCAGAAACGTTTGAAAGCCCTGGAAAATAAGATACCTGATTCCATGATGCAGCGTATCCTTGGCATGGATGTAGAAGAGGGCCGACAATACATGGCCTGGTTCCAGTCCCTTACGGCGGCAGAACAGAAAGCCTACATGGAGAAGTGGAATAAACAACAGTCCATGGCAAAGAACTTCTCCGAATCTTTCTTTAAAGACGATTTTGAGAAGATTAATAAGGAATATCAAGCGGCAATAAAAAAAGAGACAGATAACCTTAATGCCGAGATGAAAAAGGCCGGGGCTAACGTTGCAAAAGGTTTGGCTGCTGGAATAACGGGAGAAACCCGGAATCTGAGCAAGGCAATGAAAAAGCTTTGCGAAGATATTGTAAAAGCCGCAAAAAAAGAACTCAAAATAAAATCTCCATCCCGTGTGTTTGCCCAGATCGGAAAGTTTACGATCCAGGGAGCGGAAAAGGGGCAGGAGAAAGAGGCCCCGAAACTGTATCGGCAGGTTGAAACGGTAGCAGATACTATGGCGGCCCGTTTTGCAAAAGCAAACTTAAGTATACCGAATCTCCAAGGACGGATGCAGGCGGCGGTTGCCCGGCAGATGTCTAAGATTACGGCGAGTGTGCAGCCGCAGGTTATTTACGCCAGAGGCGGTGGAAGCGTAACAGAGAAAACGATTTACACTGGTCCAGAGAAGATCGAAGTGCCGGTGACCCTGGAAGGTAGAGAAATAGCGAGGGTGACCGCTCCGTACATGGATAGCAGACTAAACAACATGGCTGACAGAAAGGCCAGAGGAGGTGTATAGATGGAAAACAGAGGGACACTTGGGGCATTAATCGGAGAAAAACATACATTAAAAGACTGGAATCTGGGGTGGCTGTCTGTCACTCTAGGATTCCCAGAAGCGAAGACGTATGAGCAGGAGATACCGGGTGCAGATGGTATCCTTGATCTTACAGAGGCAGTTGTGGGAGATGTGAAATATAAGCAAAGATCAATTTCTATGGAGTTTGACATGCTGGATACTGATTACTTTGATTGGCAGGCAAAGCTATCAGAAATCGCAAACCACCTAGCGGGGCAGAAATACAAGATTTTTTTGGGCAGTGATCCGGCGTTCTATTACATAGGACGGCTGAAACTGGACACAGAAAAAACCGAAAAAGCAGAAAGCAAGATCACGATATCCGGAGAGGTCGACCCGTATAAATATGAGAAATATAGCAGCCTTGATGATTGGACCTGGGACGACTTCAATTTTGAAACAGGAATCATACGGGAATATAAAGACCTACAAGTGAGTGGCAGCTATAAGCTTTATATCCCAGGACGCAGGAAAAAGATTGTGCCGGTGATCGAGTGCAACACTGCTATGCAGGTGACGTATGACGGGAAAACGTACAGTTTGCCCGTAGGGAGAAGCAAGGTCTTTGATATATGGCTGGGTGAAGGAGACAACTATCTTACTTTCACAGGCACCGGAACAGTAAGCGTAGATTATAGAGGAGGGAGTTTATAAGTGTATAGAGTACTATGCGACAACAAAGTGTTGCACGATGTAAGGGACGAAGATTATATGTTGCTGGGGCCAAAAGTGGCTTTAGAGTTAAATAAGACCGGGAACCTTGATTTTTCTATTCTTCCACGGCACCCGAACGGGGGAATTATAAACAAACTGAAATCTAAGCTCGAAGTCTACGAAGATAATGAGCTGCTATTTGCCGGCCGATCTCTGACAGATGAAATGGATTTCCAGCGAACTGGACAGATTGCTTGCGAAGGTGAGCTGGCCTTTTTGTTGGATTCTGTACAGAGGCATCACACTTATGGAAGTGATTCTGCTGAGGTGCATAAGGCAGATAATAACATAGATATCTTTAAGGCACTTATTGCGGAGCATAATTCCCAAGTGGGTACAGAGAAAAAATTCACGGTTGGGATCATAGACATCGACAGTGTCACAATCACAAAGCTAGAAACCAATTATGAAACTACATGGGATTTTATTAACACGAACTTTATCTCAAAATATTCAGGATATTTACGGGTTCGGCATGAAAACGGCGTGCGGTATCTGGACTATGTAAAGCAATACGGAAAAGTGAGCAACCAGGTGATTCGGTTCGGAGAAAATTTGCTGGATCTGAAAAAGTACACTAAGGCAGAAAACATAAAGACAGCAATTATTCCGGTGGGCGGAAACGGTGTTACAAGTATTGCTTCTGCGAACGGAGGAAAAGACTATATCTACAACCAGGAGGCAGTTGACCTGTATGGATGGATCTACGAAAAAGTAGACTTTCCGGAGGCGGTTGATCCGAAAGACTTACTTGCGAAAGCGCAGGAATATCTTAAGACATGTGTGAATCTTGCGATCACGATTGAGTTGACGGCGGTAGACCTTCACATGATAGATGTAGATATCAATGCCATCCGGCTTGGCGATCTGGTGCCTTGTGTATCGCAACAGCACGGACTACTGAGCACGATGGGGGACGTATCAACCTATTACCTTGTATCCAAGTATGAAATAGATCTAGAAAACCCGGCAAACAACAAGATCACGCTGGGCCGCACAATCAGCAGCCTGACGGACAAAGTTGCAGGAACTACAAATATCATAAATGTAGTACAGGGAATGGCTGGGAGCGTAAATAACGCTGTAAACACAGCCAATAACGCAGCAAACACGGCTGAGCAGGTAAAAGTAGAGATGGATGCGGTCACAAATAAAATCTACCCCGTCGGCAGTATCTATATCTCTGTAAACAATGCGAATCCTGCGTCCTTTTTCGGCGGCAGCTGGACAGTATTTGCAACAGGGAGAACTTTAGTCGGTGTGGATACTGGACAGTCAGAGTTTAACAGTGTAGAAAAACCTGGGGGACACAAGGAATTGCAAAGTCATACACATGGGCTTAATAATCACGTACATAGCCTAAATAATCATACACATAGTGTTCCGAATCATGTTCATACGATGCAGGGAGCCGGAAATCATTATCATTATCTCGGAATTAACAAAGATGCTGTACAAAAAGGAACGTCTTATAACAAACCGAACAATTTTGAAAGCGGCAGTACATCATACAAGTCAAACACAACAGGCAACCATGCGCATACCATGAACTCTTCTGGGACATGTACCACGGGAGGAAATAGTGGAAACACGGGCGGAAACAGCGGAAATACAACTTCCGCAGGAGGCGGAAATGCCGGGAATTTACAGCCATATATAACGGTATATATGTGGAAAAGGATAGGATAGAAAGGAGCAATATGACAATACAAGAAGCATTAAATAATATAAAAAATGCTGTCTTTGGACGGGATGTACGACAAAGCATCCATGACGGCATCGACACGATCAACAAGGAAAGCAAGGCAGATATGGAGGCTAAACAGGCAGTTATAGACATCTATACAGCAAAACAGGACAGCCTGGATCAAAAATATGACAGGCTCTTAGACGAAATGTCACAATCGAACCCTTCTCTTGCAGAGGTTGTGGATGCAAGAGAAAATGAAGCTGGCACAGTGTTTACAAACTTAAGAGAACGGCTAAATGATGCAGATCAGAGGCAGACAAATAGTAACGCCGAGTTGTCTACAGAAATAAATAATACAAGATCTGATCTGGGCAAGAGGATTGAAGTGAACCAGGCGTCAATTTCACAAAATCAGACTAGAATTTCTACTATGGATGCTAACCTGACGAATTTGAGAAACGATGTAAACAGCTATAAAACTACGACAAATAACAGGCTCACAACATTAGAAACTGATACCGGTTGGGTGAATATTGCTCTTAACGGCTTTGCATTTAATACATATGATTCAGCGGCAGGACTTAAGTATCGGGCCATTGGAAAAATCATAAATATTCGCGGGACAGTAACGACAAAATCTAATCTTACGTTGTCCGATGGCTCCACAGCGGCATTAACAATGATGCCTCTTCCTACCGGCGCACTTCCACACGCTGCCATAGTGACAATACACCAGGGCAGCGGGAAAGCAATTTTTATGACCCAAGTTAAGACGGATGGAGCAATTGAAATCGGTAGATATAGAGAAGGAAACACATATCCTTCGACCCTGCCGAACAATGTGTGGTTACCAATCAACATTATGTATATAGCAAAATAAGAAAGGAGAACAACAATGTTAGAAACAAAGAAAAGCATCACACTCACCGGGGAGATCAAGGTCCCGGATTCGGACCGTACCGTGGCTTACTTAAATGCAACAATCACAGAAGACGGAGACGGGGACAATGTAAGCCAGAACATCCAAGACAGCAAGCTTTATGAAGCAAACAAAGAGACAGTGAGGAAGGAGATTGACGAGTTTACACAGCAGTTTTATGCAGCACAGGACGCAAGAGCAACAGAGCAGCAGTAGAAGGCCAGAGGGCCTTTTTATTTTGCAAAAGAAAGGAAAGTGAGGTAAATGAAGAAAATGGGTAATAACATCATTGATACTTATAATGCGGTTACAGGAGCAACGGTGGCGGTTTTAAGCTATATATTAGGAGAGCACTGGATTCTATTTGTGGCGTTCTTTGCTCTAAATGTAGTGGATTGGTTTACTGGATGGATGAAAAGCCGTATGGCGGGCAAAGAGAACTCTGCGGAGGGATGGAAAGGAGTCCTTAAAAAGTTGGGATACTGGCTCATGATTATGGTTGGTTTTGGGGCCAGTGCAGTGTTCATTGAAATCGGTCGGGTAATTGGAGTTGATCTTGGAATCACAACCTTGTTGGGTTGGTTTGTCTTGGCATCACTCTTAATAAATGAGATCCGGTCCATTGTAGAGAACTTTGTAGAGGCTGGTTTTAATGTCCCGGAAATACTTATCAAAGGGCTTGAGGTTGCGGATAAAATGGTAAATAAAGATCAGGAAGAAGAGGGCGAGTAATCGTCCTCTTTTCTTTGCAAGGAAGGAGAAGCACATGGCATTAAAATTTAAAAAGAAGTTTGCTCATAAAAGTAACTACGGCGGCAAAAGAAGCACGAAGGATATAGATTATATCGTAGTGCATTATACTGGCAACGACGGAGATTCGGCCTTGAACAACTGTAAATACTTCCAGGGGGCAAACCGGCACGCCTCCGCACACTACTTTGTAGACGGCGGAAAGTACGTCTATAAATCTGTAGCAGTTAATCGGGTGGCATGGGCGGTCGGCGGTTGCTATTCTACTGCTGGAGCTGCGGGGAATTATTACAAAAAATGTACAAATGCAAACAGCTTGTCTGTGGAAATGTGCAACAGTGCCGGGAAGGTGCCTGGGAATGTCCGGGAGCAGACAATCGAACTAGTTAAATTTCTAATGAAGAAATATGGTGTTCCGGCATCCCACGTAATTCGGCACTGGGACGTAAACGGGAAGAATTGCCCTATGCCGTGGATCGGAGCAGACAACAATGGTTGGAAAACTTTTAAAAACGCTATCGGAGGGCAAAGCGTAAAATACACAACCGTAAAAAAGACATCCTCTAAAAATGCAATCCGGTGGATGCAGGGAAAACTAAATTCACTGGCATCTGGTGCAGACATTGCAGTAGACGGAGAATGGGGACCAGCAACACAGAAAAAACTGGAAAGATACTGGAAGCAGCTCGGATGGAAGAAAGGCAGCTATGCCGGGAAAAAGACATGCACTGCATTATACAAAAACAGAAAGAAGTAGAATGGGCATCTGGAATACTCCAGTATGCTTATTTTTTTAACTGCCTTACATGCAAATAATAATCAAGGAAAGGAATTATAAAATGTTAGTTGAAGTAAAAAGAATTGACAAACAGGAAAAAACAGTAGTTAGTAGTTTGGACGTTGCAAATACTTTTGGAAAAAGGCACGACAATGTATTAAAAGATATTCGAGAACTTGGTTGTAGTGAAGAGTTCCGACTCCTAAATTTTGAGGAGTCAAAATATCTAAACGAACAGAAGCATAAGCAGCCGATGTACTATCTGACACGAGATGGGTTCACTCTTTTGGTTATGGGTTACACCGGCGAAACAGCAATGAAATTTAAAGAGGCGTACATAAAACAGTTCAATGCAATGGAACGTGCTCTCCAAGGAAAGCTGATTGAAAGAGAAAAAGGTATTGCAGTCCGGCAGTCTCTCACAAAGGCGTTACAGCAGTCTACGGAAAACGAGAGGATGCATGGTCATGCCTATTCTACTTACACGAACTGTATTTACAAGGTTTTATTCGGCATGAACGCTAAACAGCTCCGTGAAAAGTACGGTATAGATAAAAAGGAGAATCTAAGGGATTATTTATCAGAAGAGGACTTGAGAGCCGTGCAGTCTATGGAGTGTTTGGTGAGCGGCTTGGTTGACTGCGGATGGGGATATGACCAGATTAAGGAGTTTGTACAGCAGAATAATAGTGCAAGGATTGCAGCATAA